AAAAATGCGTCAGAACTCGTGGGGCCATAAGCAGTCAAAGGATTTGCACCAGAACCAACATAGTTTCTAGGTGCAGAAATATTTGGACCTGTGCCTATAAAAGCATCTGGGCTTGTAGGTCCATATGCAGTTAATGGATTCATACCAGAACCAACGTAACTCCTCGGATCAGGAGATGAAATTGAAATATCCGGACCCGGACCGCCAAAAGGATCTAAAGGATCTACATAAACATTCGATGGGTTCATACCTGAACCAACAGGATCAACTGAACTTAAACCACCAGTGCCGGGTGCTAAAATTGTTGCTCGGTCATCAGGATCTCCAAGAACTCCATATTGTCTAAGAAATGCTAAATCAGCCGCAGAATCATCCTTTATTTGATTAATCCTATCTTGTATGTCAGGAAACATAGGCATATCGACTTCAAACTGATCTTGGCGCAAATCAGGCATACCTATTGCAGCCATGTCCTTTAACTGCGCATCCAACTCAGCAGATGTCGGCGTGTAATCATCATCACGAGTTACAGCGACAGGCTTGGGCTTGGGCTTGTCATTACTTGAACTTCTACTCCTAAGATCAGCCATAATCTCAGCATGTGTCTTTACGGCTCTACCGGGAGTAGCTCCTCTTACAGTAGGAGCATATGTATTCTTTTTAGAATCTGTATAAGCCTTAAAATCAGCGCTCTTATAAGCATCATAAACAGAACCACCGCCACGCATCTGAACAACAGGCTGACCAGTAAATACATCAAAATCACCCATATTGTCAGCCGCCATCATCGGCCTGTCCAACATATTCTCTAAATAGTCACCAAAACCACGCCTTCTACCAGCATTGTTGCGTGTCATCATAGCAGGCGGCATAGGTGCTTGCATTGGAGGAGCTGGCTGCGCCATCGGCTGCATCGGCATGTTGCCCGGAGGTGTAAGCATTCCCATTTTAGTTGCGACCATAAATATCTCCTATCAACTTTGTTGTTGGTAATACGCAAGTGGCTCATTCGGCTGTGGCGGACAAGCACCAATACCCATACCCATCATTGGATTCATACCCATCATCGGCATCATACCACCCATACCCATCCCCATCATCGGTGGCATCATGGGCGGCATCATAGGTGGCATAAGCTGCTGCCTAGAACCAGCGCCATAAGCATCTTGTCCCATATTTGAAGTAGGCTGAGGAATAGCTGGTTGAGGAATAGCAGGTGGAGGATTTGGCTGTTGAGGGTCTGAAGCTTGAGGCGGTGCGGGAGGTGGCATTCCAGTAACCTGAGAACGAATATTAGCAATGCTATCAGCGCCATACTTCGCCGTTATAGCCTGCTCACCACCTTGCTCATAAAGCTTGCCTACATCATTTAAATCATATTGACCAACATTAGCGCCAGTAATCTTAGTTGGATCTTCCTGCTGCCCAGCAGGAGCCATTAATACTGGTAAATATGGGTTTGCTAAAACCATGACTAACACCTCTACTGCAAATCATAACAGTAACAGGCCGTTTAATCAATACACTCTAGCAAACCTTGTTTCATCATGCTCTGCGCAAGCTTGTCCCTGCTCGTGTAACAGTAGGTTCCACGGTTCCACTCAACCATCTCACCCGCAAGCCTGCGCATGAACTTATGCTCATCTTCACCACCCCAATAGTGAGATTCTTGAATAAAAGGCACAACTTCGCCCGGACCTTGTGCTTCAAACTCAGATGTTAATCCATATGTTAATCTATACTTTGGCATGACGTATAGTATGGGATGGTCTAGGGTGCCTGTCAAGGGGCTAGGGTACCTAAGTCTTTTTTTAGGTGAATGTTAGTGCAAAACTTAGTGTAGGTTTTTTTGCAAAGCTGCAAAAAAAAGGGGCTGGCCCCCAGCCCCTCCCCGCCCCGTACAGTACAATTGTTCGGGTTGGCTAGGGTACCTACAAAAATAAAAAAGCCCGCGCTAGGCGGGCTTCCCGTTTGGTATGAGACTATACCCTAGTTAGGGTATAGCTCCGATGTTCTAGCTTGCCAGTATTCAAAGTCGGTATCATCAACATTGGACCATATGCTCGCGTTGCCTATTCGGTTCTCTGGTATCATCATCGCGCCTGAATTTTCTACTGTTATTTCGTGTAGTATTTCATAGCTAGTGAAGTCTGTACCGTCCCCATAACGTCGGCCGTTCGCTTGCATGGTATTGGTAACAACAGCACTATGTCCAATGCGATTGCGTATTTCACTGACAGCCGCTCTAACACGTTGCTCACTACATCCAGTAGCGTCCATTATCTCGCGTGTTGTTGCGCCTGCTAGTCTTCTCATTAGTGAGTATTGGACGCCTACTCTAGAACCTGCTCTAAAAGGATTTTCTGGTGTTGTTTGTGTTGTTGAACCAGTACCCTCTTCAACGCGGTCTGTACGAGACCAATTTACAATTGTTCGGATCAACCTGCACCATGCCATAATTTTTTCTACTTCAATGGTTCCAGAATGTTGGCGAAATTCAACAGTACCGCGAGACCATGTTTCAAAATTGATTGCTGAAAACTTGCCGCGAGTTAATGCTTTAACACTTTCAATAGTCGCGTCATTAGCGTTGCGGCCTTCAAAAGCTTCAATGCGTGTAGGATAGCAATATCTGTTGCCAGTACGGGAAGGCGGCAAGATATGGTCAATCAAATTCTGTTGACGTGAACAACGATAAAGAACGTCATACCAAACAACAGCACTAATAGGATCATCTTGAAGGCCTGTAGTGTAATAGCGTCCAGTACGTTCTTTTTTGGCGATACTATTGGCCGTCCATAAATGAGGCTGTTGATCATCTGCTAACGGATAAATGCCTACATGAACGTGTAGGCCGCAATTTGAATTGATACGACAGCCTAGTCTATTCAGTACACGACAAACACTCGTTAGGTATTCATAAGCAACTTGGCATGGTGTACCGTCAATGTTGAATAAACATAAAGGCGGTAAAACAATTTCAGCGTCAACGCTTGGTGTACCGTCATGAACAACACTTGCGCCTTTAATACTGGCATTTTCAAATGCTGTTTTTATTGTGGCAATTGATACGCCTGTTGTTTCTATTTCAATTCCTTGTGTTAATAAATTTGTCATAATTTTTTCCTCATTTTTTTGACTAACATACCTATTTATCTAGTACTTTATGGGATAAATCAAGACAATTGTTCGGAATTATTGAAAAAAAAGAGATTTTTTTTTTGCATGTATATATACAGGTGGGAAGATATAGGGATAAAAAAAGGCAACCGCAGATCCCCCGATCCCCGATTGCCCGATGCCCGATTGCCCGATTTACTCGGCTAGGGCTTCATCAACCTTGTCGCTTGCTAGGTTCCAAGTCATACCCATGATAGTGTATGCCATCACCTTATCTGACCCATTCATCTTTTCGATATATGCGTGAAGATCTTCTACGCTATTTGGGGTGTTGAATAGATCAGCCTTCTTGAGTGGGTTCTGCATTATACCACCTCCACAAATTCAATCTTGCTTGCACCCTTTGCAAGTACTGCTCTCTTGATGCATACATTATCAACGAAAAAGCGGTACTCTCTGTCACCATTTTCAAGCAGCCTGTGGGTTGTCTTGTGGCTGACGAACTCGTGGCTGTTCTTCGCACTCGTCCCTACTACAACGTCAACCTGCCCTGTTTCTTTTACTCCGTAGCTTTTACTGCTGCCGTAGATGCAAGCTGTGACTTTGTTCCAAATGGGGTAACTTCTAGACATTATATATACTCCTCTTTCTAGACTAATCCCATACTATCCCAGAAAAAATACCTTGTCAACAAAAAAAGATAATTTTTTTTATCCTGGTGAGGAGCGCCGGGCCGTCCGGTAAACGAACAATTGTTCGGGTTAGCTCGCCCGGCAGGAGGCGGAGGTGGAGGTGCCGGGGGAGCAGGAGAAGATCTACAGGATAAACCCCGGCAGGTAGCCCCGATCCCGAACAATTGTTCCCGATTCCCCCGGCAGGAAGTTCCGATCCTGTACCCGATCCTGTACCCCCGGTGTCCTGCTGGGTTATATCCCGAACAATTCTTCGGGTTATCCCCGATCCCAGCGAGCTGCAGCCCCGATCATTACCTGCGGGCGCACATATCCCGAACATTTCCGATGAGGAAACGCCCGACCACCCCCGCCAAGCGTCCCGATCATTCTGCTGGGGTTTCGCTATCCGCTGCTACTGGGATTTGTTCGGCTTCTATGGGAATTTCTGCTGGTGTTACGTCTTTCATGCGATTTTTAGCACGATCCATAAATTGCTGGAGTTGTTCTACGATTTGGTCACGAGATAAGCTGTCAATATTTTCGTGGGTTACATGGCTACGAGCAACCATTAATCCCGTTACCTTGAGCCTGAGTTCTTCCGCTTTGATGGCGGCTGAAAAGTTCCCTGCCTGCCATGCTTCATCTCTGAGCAGTTGCATATCCCGAACAGATTTAGTCACAGAGACACCGTACTTGCTTTCTAGCTCCTGTCGCATCTCTTCGAGCCGTTCTTTCACCGTAGGGTTATTGAGAAGCTGTACAGCCCGAACATTAGCATTCGAATACCCTGCTTCTCTTGCTGCTGCGGTTTGGGTCATATCCCCGTGAAGATAGTTATCGAGAAACTTCTGCTGCTTTGGATTTAATCTTCTATTCCCGTGGACTTTATCTTCTTTTATTCCTACCTTCGGCATCCCAGCTCCTACCCGAACAATTTTTCTACTTATCGCCCGAAAAGCTGAAATGGTCAAGTGCTACAGTTGCCATAAATTCCCATAACGCAATGAGGTCGCCGAGCAACATTTACGCAAGGGGGGGATGGATATATATCCCCCCCTATATAGGGGGGTAGGCAATTTTGCCTAAATAAACCATTGATTTTATTACATTTTTTACGCAAAATTAACGTATTTTGCCCATTTTGCCTAAACAT